GAAGCCGAGCGTCTACGCGCAGACATCGAGGCGTTCCTGCGCAATGGCGGCCGCATCGAACAGGTGACGACACCGGGCACGAAGCGCAACGGACGCGGGGCCTGATCGCATGCAAGAGGACATCCGCCAACAGGTCATCGAGCGCCTGCAGCGCGATTACGGCCTCAAGCCGCGCAGCGGCACGAACTACATGCGCGGCGGCAAGTGCCCGTCGTGCGGCAAGAAAGAGCTCTACACCAGCCACGAAAAGCCGTGGGTGGTGCGCTGCGGCCGCCAGGCCAAGTGCGGCCGCGAAATGCACGTCAAGGATCTCTACGACGATCTTTTCGACGACTGGTCCAAGCGCTTCACGCAGACCCCGGCGAATCCGAACGCCGCGGCCGACGCGTATCTGGAATTCAACCGCGGCTTCGGGCTGAAAGACCTGCGCGGGCTCTACACGCAGGACAACTACTTCGATCGCAAGCAGGGCATCGGCACGGCGACGGTGCGCTTCGCGCTCACCAAGGGCGGCTATTGGGAGCGCCTGATCGATCGGCCGCACCGCTTCGGCAAGCAGAAGGCCCGCTTCAAGCCGGGCGAAAGCTACGCCGGCGCCTGGTGGATCGCACCCTCGGTCGACGCGCAGCTCGAAACTGCCGCGGAGCTGTGGATCGTCGAGGGGATCTTCGACGCGATCGCGCACATGCAGCACGGCAATGCGGCGGTGTCGGCGATGAGCAGCAATGCCTTCCCGGAAGAGTCGCTGCGCGCCCTGGTGCAGCGGCGCGCCGGCAACCTCCCCAAGCTCGTCTGGGGGCTCGACAACGAGCCCGGCGCGCGCGAGTACATCCGCAAGCACGTGCGCCGCGCCGAGGCGATGGGATTCCGCTGCCGCGCCGCGCAGATCCCGCAGCCGGACGGCAAAAAGGTCGATTGGAACGACCTGCACCTGCGCGCACACGCCCACGCCGATGCCGACGAGCGGGCTAAGCAATGGGACGGCGACATCGCCGAGGCGCGGTACCAGGGCGACCTGCTGCTGGCCAAGAGCGCGATGGAAAAGGGCCTGCTGATGTACGGCCACAGCCAGCGTTCGGAATTCCACCTGGAGCACCGTTCGCGCCTGTACTGGTTCGAATTCGACAAGCTGCGCTACGAGAAGTTGCGCCGCGACTACACCAACGAAAAGGGGCTCGATGAAGACGAGCTGCCAGATGACGCCGAAGACCGCCTGCGCCGCGCCGCGGCGACGGTGCACGAAATCGCGAACTGCTACCCCGAGGCGCTGTACTTCCAGCGCAACGAAGTCACGGACGAGTCCTGGTACTTCTTCCGCGTCGATTTCCCGCACGACGCGCCCAGCGTGAAGGGCACGTTTACCTCGTCCCAAACCCTCAACGCGCCCACCTTCCGCGATCGGCTTGCCAGCTTCGCGCCGGGCGCCGTGTTCGACGGTACCGCGGCGCAGCTGATCCACGTGATGAAGGACCAGCTCTACAACATCAAGTCGGTCGACGCGATCGACTTCATCGGCTACAGCAAAGAGCACCGCGCGTACCTGCTGGGCGACATCGCTGTTCGCTACGGCGAGCTTGTGCACGCGAATGCCGAGGACTACTTCGAATTCGACAAGCTGCGGCTCAAGACCACCCAGAAGTCGATCCGCCTGCACATCCAGCGCGACGCGGAGGCCTATCGCGACGATTGGCTGCCGTGGCTGTGGACCTGCTTTGGCAGCCACGGCGTCGTCGCCCTCGCCTTTTGGTTCGGCTCGCTGTTCGCCGAGCAGATCCGCGACGCGCACGAGTCGTTCCCGTTCCTGGAGGCGACCGGCGAGGCCGGCGCCGGTAAGACCACGCTGCTGACGTTCCTGTGGAAGCTGCTGGCGCGAAAGGACTACGAAGGTTTCGACCCGGCGAAGTCGTCGGTGGCCGGTCGCTCGCGCGCCATGGGCCAGATTTCCAATATGCCGGTGGTGCTGCTGGAAGCGGACCGCACCGACCCGAACAAGCCGGACGCGCACGCCAAGAGCTTCGATTGGGACGAGCTGAAGGATTTCTTCGGCGGCGGCACGCTGCGGACGCGCGGCGTTCGCAACGGCGGTAACGAAACGTACGAGCCCCCGTTCCGCGGCACGATCGTCATCAGCCAGAACGCAACGGTGAACGCCTCCGAGGCGATCCTGACCCGTATCGTCAAGCTGCACTTCAAGCGCCCGACCGTCACGACTGAAAGCCGCGAAGCGGCCGACAACCTCAACGCGCTCTCGGTCGATTCGCTGAGCTACTTCCTGCTGAAAGCCGTGCGCGCCGAAGCCCAGGTGCTGAAGGTGTTCGCCGAGCGATCGGCCCTCTATGAAGCGCGGCTGCACGAGAACAAGGAACTGCGGCTGGAACGCATCATCAAGAACCACGCGCAGATGCTCGCGCTGGTCGATTGCGTAAGCCTGGTCGTGCCGCTGACCGACGACATGCTGCGCACCACGCGCCTGGCGCTGCACGACATGGCGCTGGAACGGCAGAAGTCGATCAGTGCCGACCATCCGATCGTGTCGGAATTCTGGGAGGTGTACGAGTACCTGGAAGGCCTGCACGAGCAGAACGTGGTGAACCACTCGCGCGATCCGAACACGATCGCGATCAACCTCAACGAGTTTGCGGCGAAGGCCGCGCACCACTCCCAGAAGATCGCCGAGCTCAACACGCTGCGCACGCTGCTGCGTAATTCGGTGCGCCACAAGTTCATCGACGCCAACGTTGCGGTGAACAGCATCATCCGCAGCGGCCGCGCCGAAGGTTCCACCATCATCAAGTGCTGGACGTTCCGCAAATGAGCGCCGTTTTCGCCCTTTCCTGTGCCCGCTTGACTCGGGCGTCCTTTGGGAGCAACCTCTGCCCCGTCGCCGCAAAATCGGCGACCGGGCTTGGCGGCCTGAATGGAGCGGCGAAAGCCGCGTCGAGTAATCCGCGGCTTTTTTCGTGCCTGGTGCAGTCCAGTTCTATGGGCGTCCGGGCGGGGGAGCCGCAAGGCTCGCCGGTGCTCCACCGGTCCGCCAACCCCGTCCGGTCGCTCGCCTTGCTTGGCGGCAAGACGAGCGGTTCACAGACCGCACCTGGAGCACAACCCATGTCAGACGACACCCGAGCTGCGCCCGGCAATCCGCGCCGTGCGATCGCGGCCGCTTTCGGCGAGATCTGCAACACCCTCGATTGGAACCACGGCGCCTGGCTCGCCCTGATGGCGAAGCTGGAAGCGGCCGGCAAGCCCGCGCCGTCTCTCACCCTCGCTGACGTGACCGCCGCGATCGATGCGGTTCGCGGCCGGATGGAGGTGCACTGATGAGCACCAGGACGCCGATCGGCTCGCCCCTGCAGGACGGCCTCAGCTTCGCCGTGAGCGAAGACGACATGAATTGCCTGTGGCGCGCGCAGCACGCGGCCACGCTGCTCGCCGCCCTTTCCACCGAGGCCGTGTCCTTCGTCAACGTGAGCCGCGACAGCACGGCCGCGGTGGCCGAATACATCGCCCAGGACGTGCTCGACGTCCTCAATAGAGCGCAATCCATCGGCGCCACGCCGAAGCCTTCCCGCGGCCCAGACGCGATCTGAGCCCGAACAGCGGGCCCGGCGGGCGGCGTTGCAGCGCCGCCCCAAGGCCTTCCCACCACGAAGCCTAGGAGCTTTGCCATGCAGCAGCAGACGGACAATCCGGCCATTGCGACACGTTCGCAGGGGGCCGGCACCGGACCCGGCGCGGAGGCTATCACGCCGACGCTGATCGGCCTCGACGACAGCGTGACCAACAGCGCCGGCGTGTCGGCGATCCTGCGGCCGCGCGACTGCACCGCCGCCGTGCTGATCCACATCAGCCGCGACCGCATCGCCTTCACCGCGACACTGGACATGGGCGGCCTGCAGTCGGTAACGCGCACGTTTACGGCCGACCCGAAAGGCGGCTGGCGTTCCCAGCAGCCGGACTTCATCGCCGCCGAGGAACGCATCGGGGTGGAGCTGGCCGAGTACCTGGACGCGCTCGATTTGCCCACGCGTGTCGCCGCGATGTTGCCGCGCCCCGCTACGGCCGCCGGCAGCGCCGCGATGGCTGCAGCCGCCCAGGAGGTGCGCCGTGCTTGAGTTCGCCTTCTTGATCGTGTTGTTGGTCGGGCCTGCCGCCGGCGGCGCCGTGCTGCACCGTCTGTGGTCGACGCGCGCGCCGCGCGCGCAGCGCGCCGGCCTGGCCGTTGGCCAGGTGCCGGTCGCGCTTCGCCGCCGCCGTCGCGCCATGGCCGTGCGCCGGGAGGTTGCCCATGGCTGAGCTGATGCCTGGACGCAGCCACGACGAGCTGCGCGCCGCACACCAAGCCGGCGCCGTGATCTTGGCGAACGAAGGTCGCCACGGACGCCCCGACACCTACCACCTGTGCGCGGATCCGAAGTTCACCTGCGAGCCGCACGAGTACGTCGCGGTGATGCCCTGGTCGTTGAATCTGCAGCGTGCGCTGCAGGCCTACATCGACGACCACATCTCGGCGGGCGCCGATGACGATGTCAGCGGCCGCATGCTCAACCTGCGTGAAGCGCTGCAGCTGTTCGTCGACGGCGAGGCGATCGAGTTCACGTACGGCCCCGACGACGTGTGCCAAGGCTGGCAGCGCGTGATCAGCATGCGCGACCTGTGCGATGCGCATCAGCTTCGCCGCGCTGGCGCGAACGCACGAGCGGAGGTGAGCCGGTGACGCAACGCCAGGTACCACATCAGGTGACGCTGCTGCCGTGCGCCGAAGGACATGCGGCGCGGCACTACCTTGACCAGCGGGCCGTGCGCGTTGGCGGCGGCCACTTCATCGAATGCCCATGCCGTCGCACCGGTAAGCACGAAGCGGTCGAAGGCGCGCTCGACGAGTGGTTCCGCGTCAACCAAAAGCGGAGGCCTCGGGCACCACGTGCGGCCGCATGCGCTGCGATCGCG